GCCCTTTAGGCGACATAACCTTAGCGACCCCCATGGCGAAAGCCATGATTAGCTAAGGTCTCTAGCAGGTAGATACCTGCTAGAGGTTACAGACATTCAGAGCTTAACCGCTTAGGATTCTGTGACACTTTTCACGTGCCACGCACGTTGAATAGTATTATCCATTCAACCTACCATATGAACAAATTAACGAGAGTTTTCTCGCTAGCTTATCCAATGATAGCTTGGATCTATAAGATTTATCTTATAGATACTGGTGCACCTAAGTAGTTCTACCCTTTGGTTGCTCATCTCGAGAGAATCTTCAAAGCACGTGGTACCCGTGAGGGTATCAGGTACTCGAAGGCTCTGAGATAGGCATTCATCCACTACCTTACCGGCAGTGGAATGAGGATAGATGGAATTAAGTATAGTTCCACGGGTTGCCCGAAGATAATAGATCCTATCATCGTCAACGCGGGGACTTCACCCAGAATTCTGGCTGTCGTCCTTTCAACGTTGATTTTGAGTAGGGCCTAGTACCTCCCCAGCGATCCGGATATAACCACAGTAACAGCCCCCAAACCAATTGGGTTGGTGATGTTACGTGATTATATACCAGATTTCTGGAGAGATCTCGGGTATCGTCACCTAAACTACATCCCAAAAAGGGTGCAGTTTAGTAGTTTTCACTACACAACGCGTAATGGTCCAAATGGCCAAGCCCTTTGGACCAGTCTCTCAGATTAGCGTGCCCTTTAGGGGCACCCTATTCTGGAGGCTATTTATACGTTGGGTGGTAAAAGACTACAGGACAGAATGTCTTTCCTCTTTAAGGCCCTACCCATCTTAGATCTCTGTTTACCAGAGACTATCGTGAGGAAGACTTTAAAGTTGAGGAAGCTAGTCGACTTTCCAGATATGGAAGGTAAGACTAGAATCATTGCTATCTAGGACTATTGGTCCCAGGCAGCATTGAAGCCTCTTCACCTCTGGATTTTCCAGGTGTTGAAGAGAATTCCTCAGGATCGTACATTCAGCCAAGGTAACTTTAAGGGGAGTTTGATGAACTCACCGGTTTTCTACAGTGTAGACCTTACGGCCGCCACTGATAGATTCCCGATTGAGCAAATTAAGCTCATCCTTAAAGGCCGTTTTCCAGATCACTTTGTTGACGCTTGGTCAACCTAGATGGTTGGGCTCCCATTTGATTTCCACGGTAGCTTGAAAAACTACTCAGTGGGTAATCCTATGGGTGCTTACTCATCTTGGGGCTCCTTCGCGCTGGCACACCACTATGTGGTATACCATGCGTGTAGGGACCTAAAAGTTAACTGGCGAACGCTCCGTTACGCTCTTTAGGGTGATGACATTGTCATCGGCCATAAAGAGGTAGCGGAGAGATACTTAGAGTTAATCTCACTTTTAGGAGTCGAAGTGTCAAAGCAGAAGACTCACGTCTCTGCTACGACCTTCGAATTTGCTAAAAGATGGACCCATAAAGGGTCTGAGATTTCACCCTTTGCCATCCGTGCCTAGATTACTGCTAAGAAGAGATTTTATTCTCTTATTAACTAGTAGTCTGAGTACGAGGGTAAAGGTTGGACTCTGAATGTCAGCATACCGGAAGCTATAGCACTGTTCTACACTTTCGTAGTAAAGATGCCCTCCAGATGGAGAACATCGATATTTCCGAGAGTGCAGACTAGCGAATGCATAATGAAAATTATGCAGGGCACTTTGCCTGCTTCTGAGCTTAATAGCCTCAGAAGGGTGCTAGGTGTCCCTTGTCGAGAGTTTACTGACGAAGAGTGTACAAACATTCTTGCCAGTATAGCTGTCGAGTTGTTCGCCGACTCAAATCCGGAGAACGATCATCTTAATCCTACCAAGAGACCGCGAAAGCCTTTGGGGCTTTTAGCGGAGACTTGGATGATTAGGTTGACTTGTCCCCCAGAAATTGAGAATGCTACAGTTCCTGTTGATGTCTCAGCTCATTTAGAATATATTCCTCTCCTTAACCTTTATGGTCAAGTTGAAGAACAATATCTAAATTAGCGTAAGGTTGCCAGAAGAATAGACACTGTTGGCCAAGGCCAATGGCCTACTCTTCTGAAAGCAATGTTACTTCCCATTTCTGATCAAGCATTTTATGCGAGATCGAGTGAGATGATACCATTTGCCTCTAACCTTATGGGAGCTAAGCTTAAAGGACGTTTCGAAATGATATTACAATATCCAGGCTTGTAAGCCTGGAGAGGTTGTAATATATTTCGGAGGTCCGCCTCCAGCTTAGGAGACACCACTCCGGTGGTCGGTAAGATCACCAGAGACCCTGGGGGAAGCAGAGCCTTACGGCTCTGGGGGTCCCCAGGGTTATGTCGCCTCGAG